ACATATTTGAATAGTGATGAAGTCAATCCAGTCATTAGAACTTTCTTAAAGTCCAATGTGTCAAAAGATTTTAAGATAAGTGTGGATGAACCTGGAATTTCTGCCCTAAAAACGGTGTTACAGCATTGCTTACCTTGTCTAGTGATAATCCCTGGCGGTAGCGAAGAAGAAAAAATAACAAAAATTCATAGTGTTCTGCAGGGGTGTGGTGTTGAAGATAAAAATATGAGCGTTTTGTTCAGATTACCTAACGAAACCGGTAAAAAATTCAATGATTTTGTCAAAAATCAGGGGCTAAATGGGCCAATTTCTGACGAAACTAAAATAGTATTTGTCAGTACCAAACTACCAAAACCATTAATTAAATCAGGAATAAAATTTAACAGTATTATAAACATGGGCTATTCTATGGCACATTATACTCTTAAAGAATACACAAAAAATCACCAAAATTTCATAAATTTTGGGGCTGGTGTAAAGAGCGAGGATTTTGATTTTGCCAAGTTGTAAAATTGTCATTAAAGATGAAGTCAATATCAAGATAGAAAATTTAGATCTTGATACACGTAAGGCTTTGGTTAAAAAATTTAAATACGAAGACCCCAGTGCTCGCTTTAGACCAGCATATAAATTGGGTAGATGGGACGGAACTGTCAGCTTTTTTGGCCTGGGCGGTACTACATATATGAGTATGCTTCCACAAGTTTTAGAGTACTTGGAAAGTAAAAACTTTTATATTGAAGTGGAAGATCAGCGCACTCCGCTAGCCCTAAAATTTGACGAAATTTCTGAGGATTTTTGGGGCGATCAGACGTGGCCCAAAGGGCATCGTTTTGAAGGACAACCTATCAGATTGCGAGAAGATCAAGTTGAAGTTATCAATAAATTTTTAGAATATCCTCAAAGCATACAGGAAATTGCCACAGGATTTGGCAAAACAATTACAACAGCCACACTGGCGAAAATTTGTGAAAAATATGGAAGAACAGTCACTATTGTCCCGAACAAAAGTTTGGTCGAACAGACAGAAGAAGATTTTATTAACTGCGGCCTTGATGTCGGAGTTTACTACGGCGACCGAAAAGATCTTGATAAAACACATACTATCTGCACTTGGCAAAGTTTGAATATTTTAGACAAAAATAGTAAAAATTGGGATGATGCGGCCAGTGCAAAATTAGAACTTTTGCTGGATAATGTACAGACAGTTATGGTTGACGAAGTACACATGGCCAAGGCAGATGTGTTGAAAAACTTGCTGACTAGAAATTTAGCCCGCACACCAATACGTTGGGGGTTGACTGGAACTATACCTAAAGCAGACCATGAATTTCAAAGTATCAAAGCCAGTCTAGGTGAAGTTACTAATCATGTATATGCACACACTTTACAAGAATCTGGTGTACTAAGTAATTGTCACGTCAACATTATTCAAACCGCCGAGTGGAAAGAATTTGGCAGTTATGCTGAAGAATTAAAATACCTAGTCACAGATGAAACTAGAATGGATTATATTTGCAACACAGTGCAGGCTATTTCATTAACTGGAAATACACTGGTATTAGTTAACAGAATTGACTCCGGCAAATATATGATTGAAAAACTTCCTGATGCTGTTTTTGTTTCGGGCGAAGTAAAAACTAAAGACCGTAAGGAAGAATATGACGAAATTAAAACATCTAATAATAAGATTATTGTGGCAACTTATGGTGTGGCCGCTGTGGGTATTAATATTCCTAGGATTTTCAATCTGGTGCTTTTGGAACCCGGAAAGAGCTTTGTCCGCGTTATCCAATCTATTGGACGAGGTATTAGGAAAGCCGACGACAAGGATCATGTAGAGATTTGGGACTTAACAGCCGCAAGCAAATATGCCAAAAGGCATTTAACAGAACGTAAAAAATTCTATAAGGATGCAAAATATCCGTTTACAATACAAAAGGTAAAATACTAATAATGCAAATACTAACCGTGGAAAATGAGGTGTTCTATCTCAACAACTTACCAGATGAGATCGATGATGATTTGAGATTCGCAGTGCTGGACAATAGCGATAATCAAAATCCAGACCACATGTTCATCCCATTAATCTTTTTAGAAAGTTTCACTGGTCCAGCAGTTGTACTTAAAATCGGTAAACACGAACTTACTATGCCACTTGATTGGTGTACTATTGTTGGTGATCCAGAAGGTCCAGAAATGGAAGTATTGCCACTGACAAGTTTAAATGATCGCGGCTTCAAAACATTTTGTTTTAATCCACGCAGTAGTTTTAGACCAGAGTTTTTAGAAATTGACATCATCGATGTGTACCAAGATGTCAAATGGTACTTCCCTAAAATGCGTCCTGGACAACTACTATGCACCCCGTTAGAAGCTGGACCAAAACCCCAGTGTGCTTATTTTGTCAAAGAAATTAGCCGTCAAAGTGAAATTGTAGACTATACTAAATGTTGGTAATATGGGAAATCTTAAACCTGGCGTAATGTATGTTCATGAACGTGTAGGCGATGTAGTCTACACCAGGGAATTTGGTTCTGACCCTAGCACCAGACAAGTAGCAGGTTGGGACTACAACAAAGATGAGCCCAGGTTTGATCCAAGAACTTCAGACGGCCGCCCGCTTCACGACCATATAATGGAAGACAAATTGTGGGGAGAAATTAGACGTGCGGCAAAAACAAATATCACTTTACAAGAAGCCTTGGAACGTGTTAAAATATTGTATTACCTAAGTAAGGAAAATGATGGCCACAGCGAAACTTGATATTCAACGTGAACTAAGAGCAGTAGATCAGAAAGATTATGATTTCTACGAAAACTTATCAGACGAAGAAAAGAAAGCATTTAGTCCATATATATTGATGCGTTATACCAGTAACGTAAAAATGGATGATCGCGATGCACAAGAGTGGTATGTAGAAATGACCAATGAATTAGTTAACAAACATCATTGGGAGTTGAGTAAAAATCATAGAGGTCTATTGTGGAAATTATTTGCAGCCACTGGTACTGGTGTAAATCTTTATCATCCATATCTTGCGGCAGGTAAAAAGGAAAAATCTAATAAGATTGAAAAATTATTGGCAGAATTAAATCCCGCAATGAAAATGAGTGACATCAAAGTATTGGCTAAAATGATGGACAAGGCTGACAAAGAAGAACTGTTTGACAAGATGGGATTTGATAAAAAACAAAGGAAAGAATATGAATGACTTTGACTATAGCAACATCAGATCATTAAATTTAAACTTCAACGGACCTAGATGGAACTCTACTACGCACTCTGTTATTGTGTCACATGATCCAAAATCACCTAACAAATTTACAATTAAAATGATACCAGTGTATGCTGAACCAGTTGTTGAAAATACTGATGAAGCTACCGCTATCCTAAACAAATTTAGACTTAACAAATGATTGCACTGGTGCCACAACCATTTAAATGCGTTCACTGCAATAAAAATTTTATGCAGGAGAAAACTCTTGTGGCTCATATGTGTGAGCGAAAACGCCGAGCTTTACAAAAAAATGAAAAGCGTGTTCAAGCAGGTTACATGGCATTTAACCGATTTTGGCAACTGGCGCAAGGTGGTAAGAAACTTAAATCCTACGACGAATTTTGTGACACAGCGTACTACAATGCCTTTGTTAAATTTGGTAGTTTCTTAAATAATGTAAATCCTTTATATCCAGAAAAGTTTGTTGATTATGTTATTAAGAGTGGTACAAAGTTGGATCACTGGTGCAGAGATGACTTATATAACAAGTATCTTTTTGAGATTTTAAAAACTGAACCAGTAGAGTCAGCTGTGCAACGAACACTACAGACCATGATGGAATGGGGCGATGAGCATAATGCAAATTTTGCACATTACTTCAACTATGTCAGTCTCAATAGAGCAGTGCATGACATCTTAAATGGCAGAATTAGTTGCTGGGTGATGCTTAATAGTGTCACTGGCAAGGAAATGTTACAAAAAATGAGTGACGAACAATTGAATATGATTGCCCCAGCATTTGATGTTCCATACTGGTTACGCAAATTTAAAGAAATGCCAGCAGATGTTGTGCTGGTAAAAGAAATACTAGATGAAGTAGAAATAAAATGAGTGACAATTTAAGAGAATTTTGTAATCATCATCAAATACGTATTCTTGATACAAATAAAAGAGCAAGTCGATACCACAAAATTAATGTAAATTATTTTAAGAATCCTGAAGATTACAATATGATATATCAAAATGTTGTATGTGAGACAGAACCGTTGTATACTGTAGAAATTGCAGAAAGTGAATTAGCACGTATTGCAGACTTTGAATCAGAAGTATTCAACAACATGAAACAACATGGCCATTATAGAATGTTTGAAAACTTAATGGAACAAAAAGAACGTGAGAGATATTTACGAGACAAATATCCATCAGTAAAGAAGGCTTACGAGCACTTCAGTTTGATGCTAAAATTAGCAGAAAGTGGTGAACTATGAGATTAGAAGGCGAAGTTAAAAAAGGATGGGGCTCAGAATTAATTTGGGTCACTAACGACAAATACTGTAGCAAGTTTTTAAACTTTAACCAGGGTGCAAGATTCAGTATGCACTTCCATCGTGAGAAAGAAGAAACTTGGTATGTGTTGTCTGGTAAATTTGAAATCGAAGTAATCGATACAAAAAATGCAGATGTACGCAAAAAGATTATCGGAGAGGGAATGATTCATCACAATGATCCGTTAGTTCCTCATCGTATCACATGTTTAGAAGCAGGTACTATCATTGAAGTTTCTACTCCAGACAGTGTGGAAGATAACTACCGTGTGCTACCAGGCGACAGCCAGAAAGGTTAATATGTATAAAACAGTTTATAAAGAAGTTGAAATTGACGTTGAGTTGGACGACTTTGACGATGACGATCTTATTGAAGAATTAGAACGTAGAGGCAAGGGCTTTGAAGTTCCAGGAGTTACTCCTACAGAATTGCTTACAGCTATTTGGCTCAAGCGTAGAATGGGTCAAGATTATCAACAAGAGTTAGATGAACTGATTTATGTAGGATTAGGTAAGATAGTGTAATGAAAATTTATATTACAGGTTATAAAGGCTTTATTGGCCAAAACATGGTCAATGCTCTTAAAGATGAGCATGAGTTAACTCTGTACGAGTGGGGTGAAGAAATACCTGATGTGGCTGGACATGATTTGTGTATCCACTTGGGTGCTATCAGTTCAACTACAGAAACTGATGTTAACAAAGTGCTAGAACAAAATTATGATTTTAGTAGATTTTTAGTTGCATCATGTCACCATGCTGGTGTTAATTTTCAGTATGCTAGCTCTGCCAGTATCTACGGACTGGGTTTAAATTTTAGTGAAAAAGCCCCACCGGCGCCAATGAGCCCATATGCGTGGAGCAAGTTATTATTTGAACGTTATGCACTCAATATGCAACGTGAATTTAAAATTCGTGTGCAGGGATTTAGATACTTTAATGTGTACGGCCCACACGAAGATCACAAAGGTGACCAAGCAAGTCCCTATCATAAGTTTACTAAACAGGCCAAGGAGACTGGAGTCATTAAAGTCTTTGAAGGTAGTGAATACTTTTTTAGAGATTTTGTTCCCGTAGAAAAAGTAATTGATGTACATAAGAAAATGTGGTCACGCACAGAGTCAGGTGTATGGAATATTGGTACCGGTGATCCAAAATCGTTCTTGCAACTGGCAGAACAAATCGCACAAGAGTACGATGCTAAAATTGAATTCATTCCAATGCCAGAGGACATAAAGCGTCAATACCAGAAGTATACCTGCGCTGATCTAACCAAGCTAAATGCATACTACACACCATGAAGATATTTGTTAACGGAACTTTCGACATACTGCATCGAGGACATTTGGAGTTATTACAACACGCGGCTTCATTAGGCGAAGCACTGGTTGTGGCCATAGATAGCGACCGAAGAGTCAAAGAATTAAAAGGTGACAGTCGTCCTATTAATAATCAAGAAGATAGAAAATTTATGTTAGAGTGTATCAAAGGTATTACTCGTGTTTATATCTTTGATAGTGACGAACAACTAGAAGAAATGATTAAAATCTATGAACCTGATATTATGGTCAAAGGTGCAGATTACAGATACAAACCAATTATTGGTAAAGAATATTGCAAAGAGATAAAATTTTATGCCCACACAGGACACTCAACCACAAACACCATTCAAGATATTATTAATCGGGGATAACTGTGTTGACCGATATAAAATCGGTACTATAGATCGGCTGAGCCCCGAGGCACCTGTGCCTGTGATTAAAATTGTAGAAACATACGATGTCCCAGGAATGGCTGACAATGTCAATAAAAATTTAGTAAATTTAAATTGCTCAGTTGTGTTTGTTACCAATGATGAACTGATTACAAAAACTCGATACATTGACAAACGATCCGGTCAGCATATGTTACGTGTTGATGATGAGCCAGAAGTTCAACCATGGGATGGTACGTTAGGCGAGTATACCTTGGATATGTTTGATGCAGTCATTATCAGTGACTACAACAAAGGTTATATAACCTACGAAAATATTCAAAATGTAATTGACAATTTTGAAGGCCCTGTTTTCATTGATACAAAGAAAACTGACCTTGCTCGAATCAAAGGTGCAATCATCAAAATTAATCAATTAGAGTTTAGTAGATTAATTTCGCATCCTACGCACTCAGAACTTATTGTTACACACGGCGGCGATGGCGCGGCATGGAGAGGTGAGCTGTATCCTGCCAAAAAAGTTGAAGTTAGTGATGTGTGTGGTGCCGGTGATACCTTTTTGGCTTCATTGGCGGTGCAATTTCTCTTTACAAAGAACGCAGAAAAAGCTATAATATTTGCTAACATTGCCTCGAGTATTACTGTACAACATAGGGGCAATTATGCGCCCAGCTACAATGAGATAAGAAATGCCGGATATTGATTTAGACTTTCCAGATAGAACAGCCATACTTGATATTATCAAGCATGTGCCTGCCACATTGGAAGACGGAAAGAAACATAACACCGGTGTATATTGTCATCAAATTCCAGTGAACCCGCTGACTGGATCAGCCAGTATCAATTATAAAGAGGCGGATGCCAGAGGATATTTCAAGATAGATTTTTTAAATGTGAATGTCTATAAAAATGTTAGAGATGAAGAACATTTGATACAACTGATGGAGACTGAACCACTATGGGATTTACTATTACAAGACGAGTTTGTGAATCTGTTATTTCATTTGAACGGGCATGGGGCGGTACTGAGGAAGACTTGCCCTACTTCCGTGGAACAATTAAGTGCGGTCCTCGCTATGATCCGCCCAGCCAAGCGTCACTTGATTGGCCAGGATTGGACGACGATTATGAAGGAAGTTTGGACCCGTCCGACTACTGACGAATATTTCTTTAAAAAGGCGCATGCGGTAGCATATGCAGTGGCCATTGTTGTCCAGATGAACCTAATATGTGAAGGAATAAGTTATGAATATAGTTAAGAATGAATTTTGGGCAACACCAGTGTGGGAAATTGATACAGGGTTAGATGATTATTTCAATTCTGTTTTAGAAAATGATGTTGCAGCCATTGCAAATACTGGCGACTACTATGACGTATGGGACAGCAAGGCTTGGTCAGTTAATAGACTAAAAGAAGTTATCCAAGAATGTCTAGATTTGACCGTTAAGGATTTGTTCCCACCATACCATCCATACTCGCCACACTTTATAGATGGCTGGGGTCAAAAAACAGCACCCGGAGAAGACTTGTTACTGCATGGTCACCCGCATGCTGTATGTGTTGCCACGTATTATGTTAGAGCTCCTGAGAAAAGTGGAGATCTACTGCTAGTAGATGCTAGGGGAACCGTGAATTGGAATATGACAGACGACCCAGAAGCGCCTAGGTTGTTGCATGGGGTAACATATAAACGAATCAAACCCAAGGCAGGTAAGCTGGTAATTTTTCCTGGTTATGTCCCGCACATGGTAGAAGTAAACAGATCAACTCAAGATAGATTGAGTATTGCCACTAATATTGTCAATAGGTTTAATTATAAAGAGAAAAGGTCCTGATATAAATATATGTTTAGAACATAAAACACTATGACATTACCAATTGGAACACTATCTATCGGGGATATTAGCAGAGAAGTTACCGGCAACGCTACTCGCAGAACTACCTTGTCGGATGTGCTATCGGTTACTCGTCCTCCAGAATATCCACCCTCACACATACCATTACAATGGTACGATCAGGATTCTCCAGCACCTCCAGCACAAGGTGGCACAGGTTGGGCATATTATAATAATGATATACGAAACTCCAACTGTGATAACGCAAACGTCGGAATGGACAACGGTAACTGCGGCAATTGCGGAAACAACGGATCACAAAACTGTCACACTGACCCATTGGTAAATGGAGTAGATTTCACTCCTACCCCTGATACAAGAGCATGGTTACAGGGAAACTGTAATTGCGCCTGTACATTCAATTGCAGTCTTACATCATACACCTTTGCTTGTAACTGTAATTGCCCATGGATCTGTGCGTGTGCGTGTGACTGTTGGTAAAATAATTTAATAGGATTAAAATGAAATTTAAAATAATAGCAGAATTGCTTCATAGTGACGCAGAAGATAAGGTGTTTTACTACGACAATGAGTCAAACGTAATTTCTGATGAAACGGGGTTTGTATGGGAATACCCAGAGCAGTCTAGAAAACTAGGAGACTTGGTAGAGTCAGTACCTTTCTCAAAAGATGACCCACTAAAGAAATCTAAATTAATTACCACAATGAAGATACAACTTGGTCTAAGTTGTAACTACTCCTGCGATTATTGTTCACAACGCTATGTTGAGCGTCCACCAGAAACAAGTAAAAAAGATATTGATGCATTTATGGCTCAATTGGAGACATTGGAATTCTCAGAAGAAAAAGGTCTACGAGTTGAGTTTTGGGGCGGCGAGCCATTTGTATATTGGAAAACCCTTAAGCCTTTGGCAGAAGCAATTCAAGAAAAATTCCAACATTGGGAAAAACAACTTGATTTTGGTATTGTTACCAATGGATCTTTATTGACCAGAGAAATGTGTTCTTGGTTGTATTACATGGGATTTGGTGTGGGCATCAGTCATGACGGTCCTGGACAACATGTTCGCGGTCCAGATCCTTTTGATGATCCTGCACAAAAAGAAATCATTCTTGAATTTTATAAAGTAATGAAGCCGCTGGGTCGTATTAGTTTTAATGCGATGATGAATAATAAAAACACTAGCCGTAAAGCAGTGTATGATTGGTTTGTTAACTTGACCGGTGACCCAACAGTAAGTATTGGAGAAGGTGGCTTTATTGATGCATACGATGATGCCGCAGCCAGCAACTGTCTACAGTCATACGAAGAACATTTTGCCTACAGACGTCAAGCATTTAGCGACATCTATAACACACAAACTGATAAATCCAGCATTAACTTTTACCTAACATTTACAAAACTTGATGGCTTTATTAATGGTGTATTAAATCACAGAGAAGCCAAATATGTAAATCAAAAATGTGGCATGGACAATCAAAACACCATTGCTGTAGATCTTAAAGGCAACATTGTAACTTGTCAAAACGTCAGTATTGTTGAAACAAGTAAAAACGGTGAAAGCCATTATGGTGGAAATTTAGATGACTACGACAATGTAGCACTAAAATCCGTAACACATTGGAAAGTGCGCGACCAAGAAATTAAATGCAGTGAGTGTCCAGTGTTACACTTATGCCAAGGCAGTTGTATGTATTTGGACGGAGACAAATGGGATATTACTTGCGCCAATGTTTACTCAGATAACATTGCACTATTTGCTCTAGCTTTTGAAAAAATTACAAGAGGTTATGTTCCTAAACAAATTATCTCAGACACATTGCCGTTAGATCGACAAGACATCTGGGGAACTATATATGAGCATAAAGATCAACCTAAGAAAAGAATTGTTCCAATTAAAGTCGTAACAGAAAAAGTTGGATCTATTGATGATGTCGAAGTTTACGGCAAAATAAAAATAGAGGGTTAATATGTCAGATGTGATTATCACACCACAGTTGCAGGCATTTATAGATCGTGCCACTTCCTTTCCAAGAATTACTGGAATGACAGTTACCACTGTGTCAAAAGATATATCACTACCTGAATCTGTTACCAATCCATTGTTATTTTACGTCACAGTATTAAACATCACACTAGATCAATCTGGTGTTGCACACGTGATCCTTCCAGATTTTATATATAATTCTGCAGGACTTACAGTAGAGGCTTATCCTAAGCTAGTGGATCAATTATGGCCTTTAACTTTTTATGATGATAACCAATACACTGATTATATCGGTCTTGACATAGACCATATTACGGCATATTGGGATGAAGAAAATCAGTGTATTCAAGAAATTTTAGGATTTGAGCACACACCATTTGATATAAACACGGCTCATCCTCAGCTAAAAGCCTTGGTATCCATGATCAGTACTGTAACCAACTACGTTAACTTATACAAGTATACTGACCCGAGAGTTATGGAGACACTTGACACAACAGAAGCATATCTTTGTTATTGTATGTTTGGTAGTACTTCAACCACTAGGTACTTGGGCGGCGCAGAAGCTATAGGGTTTTGTATCACAACAAATGATTATCTAACAACTAGCACACATCAATTATTAGTTGATCATACTGTAAATAGAATTGCGGAATATAAGGCAAACAAATAATGAAAATTGTAATTGTAGGTGGCGGCACAGCTGGTTGGCTCAGTGCCTTGTACGTACAAAAATATATCCCTTATAGTCAAGTAACTGTAATAGCTAGTAGTGAAATTGGCATATTGGGTGCTGGCGAAGGTACTAACTGGGACTTTGTAGAATTTTTAAAGAAGATTGATGTACCTATAGAAGGCATCATTAAACACGCTCGAGGTACCTTTAAGAACGGTATCAAATTTACCAACTGGAACGGTGACGGTGAGCACTACTATCATCCTTTTCAAGATCATTTAGGCAAGCCTGTCGATCCAACTTTTAACATTAGACCGCTGTATCTTAGTAAAATATCAAAGAATGAAACACTGAGTGATCTACAATTTACATCAATAGCATCTGAAAACAATCGTGTAAAGTTTAATAAAAATAACGATCCGTTAGGTATTATATCATTGCATTTTGATGCAAATTTATTGGCAAAGTATTTGCAGGATGTTGCTGTATCTAGAGGAATTAAACTGATAGATGATGAAGTTGTTGACTTTGTTACTAAATCAAACGGAGACATATCTTCGATCAAATTGAAATCGGGAGAGGAGTGTGGGACTAGTTTTGTATTTGACTGTACCGGATTTAAACGACTAATCATTGGTGGACATTATAAATCAGAGTGGGAAAGTTATTTGCCAAGTCTACCAGTAAATAGGGCCATGCCATTCTTTATTGACAACCCGTCAACTGACATCCCTCCCTACACTGAGTCCATTGCTATGAAGTATGGTTGGATGTGGAAGATCCCTGTACAAGGCAGATTTGGGTGTGGATATGTTTTTGATTCTAGACTGGTCAGTGACGAAGAAATAAAACAAGAACTCACTGAGTATCTTGGATTTGAGCCAACTATTCCTAGAGTGTTCAACTTTGAACCAGGTGTTTATAAAAAACTTTGGATTAATAATTGTCTAGCCATTGGACTTAGCTCAGGGTTTGTTGAACCATTAGAAGCTACATCTATTCAAGTAACCACATTTGCGTTACAGTTATTTGTTGGACGATTTAATAATCTGGCAGTGCGTGGTGCTAGCAAGCAACAGCACATGGACGGGTTTAATGATGAGATGAAAAGAATTAACTATCACATTTTAAACTTTTTACATTTCCATTACTTGTCTAAGAGAAGTGATTCTAAATTCTGGACAGACTTTAAACAACGTACTGTAGCTCCTGGGTTTGTGAAAAAATTTAGTGAAATTGCCAACAAGAAGTTTCCTAATGAAGGTGAGTACGAATACATTGGATTGTCTACAGCACCGTCTGTCAAACAAATACAAAATCCATTCTCACTATACAGCTGGCAAATGGTTGGTGCTGGCATAAAATATTTTAAACCAGATGTTGCTGATAAAGATTTGCAGTCATACACTGAACGCACCTTTAGTAGTAAAACTTTTGATGCAGACAACTCTGAAGTCATGTTAAAAGAGTTGTTGACTGATGCGGCTAACAATGCTTACGATCACTACGAGTATATAGAATATCTTAAAAATTTATGATTGTTGAACATGCATTTGATTATACTATAGTTAGATCTCAATGCCATAATCCAGATCTCTATAGAAATGAAGACTTGACCAAAGCAGTTGACAGAGTATTACATCTACCAATTTTTAAAAATAAAGTAAAAGGTCTTAAACAAAACTCACAGTTAGGTAGTGGCTTAACTTCTGTAGGGCACGAATATCTTGCTGTAGCGCATTTGCCAGGAGCAAGTGGTTTAACCAAATGGATAGAACAACAGATGGTATTGGCAAAACCGTTACTGGGAATTGATAAGCCTGGCACATCTGTAAAATATAAAAGATCTTGGGCCAATAGATTAATGCGCGGATCCCAAGGTAAATGCCACAGACATGTTAAAGTTGATGAATGGATTGCAGAGCTGACTGACTACAGTTATGTAAACTTTTGTCCAGACATTGTGGGAATATTTTATGTTGACTTACCACCAGGATCTTCTAAGCTGGCATTGATCAACAACGGTGAAGAATATACTGAGTTGGCTTTATATCCTGAAGAAGATAGACATTATGTAATTCCAGTAGAGGGTGAATTGGTTTTACATCGACCCGAAGTATGGCATGCAGTGACCATGCACGAAAGTGATTTACCTAGAAACTGTTTTGTATTTGATGCAGATTTTGTATGATAGTCAGAATACAATGCCCTGATGAGAATCTTTATAAAAATAAAGAACTAACACGTAGTCTAGATAAAGTATTCTCACTTCCAGATCTACAAATAGCATGGAAGAACTCATTTGGAAAATCATTGACTACATCTGGACACCCATTGCTGTCGCCAACACATTTGCCTGGCGCTGGTCCATTGGTTGAATGGATTGTTTCAGAAATGTCCAAACCTAGACCAGTTAAAATTATTGGTTCATGGGCCAACAGGGTATTGCCAGGTTGGACGGGACATGGACAGTCGCACAATCATTTGGGACAGCATCATGTGGACCTAGTAGGAATATTTTATGTGAATGTTCCAAAAACTGGTGCTGAATTAATATATTTGGATGACGATAAAAATGAAAATCGTATACAGCCGGTCAATGGGGAATTAGTGATACACGATGCCTATATGTTTCACAGGGTAGGAAACCATATGGAAGATGTTATTAGGACTGCTCTAGTGTTCGATACAGTCTATATAGATTAGAGTTTTTTCGGAGTGCGTATCAACTGTATTGATTTGCGCTTGATACGTTTTTCAGCAATTTCACTTAGATTAACCAACGGTCCAAATACTAACTCTGCGTCCTTGCTATTAAATGTTTTGATAGCATATCTATATAGTTGCATTTCTCTCTTGAGGAAAATGTTAATGGGAATTTTACGATTGCTTTCCCACCACCAAACTTCCCCCAATTCTAAGAACTTGATCTTTTCCTCGTCAGTTCTAAGGACGCTGATATCATAAATGCTGGCCACGTAGCTGTCAAAGTTAATTACAATGCCCACGTATTCTATATTGTTAGATTTAATACAGGAAACGAACGGGTGATTATCTTGGAAAGTGGTTGGTGTCATTATTCAATAAATAGCTTTATGCAAAGTTTGCCAATATATTTATATCCAAATTCTACCAGCGTAATATTAGATGTGGATCCAACGACACCAGGAGTCAACCAAGTTATGTATCAACGCGACCTAAAAATTCAAAAGGGCGTTAAAAATCAGATCCAAGTTCAGTTTAAGAACAGTGATCAGAAACGTATCGTCATTTCCAATACTGGCACATATGTGTTCAATATGTTTGACGCAACTAACCAACGCCTACTCTTAACAAAGACAATGACAGTAATGGATGATGGTGCTACTCTGGCACTGCGCGGACTTGCTGAAGTTTCATTTACACCTGGTGACACTATTGACTTGGATACTGGCAGCTACACATACTCTGTAACCTATCGAGATCCTGACGACAACTTGATGGTACCAGCATACTCCAACACCTACTACGGTATCAACGGAACACTTCACTTAATGGATGACATTTATCCATCACTACAGCCTAGTCAAGAAGTTGTATCGTTCCTCCGTAGATTCAATTCCGTATCTAGTCGTTATGAGTGGTTCAGCGGAAACTTATACGCTAGTCCAGAATTCAACAGTAACAATACTGCTCTACAAACTGTAGCATTGTACATGACCAATTATCGTGGCACTGTGACTATCCAAGGCACACTGAGCAATCAACCAGACTCTAACGGATCCTACTCAAACGTTGTTACCCGTACCTACAATGGTGCTAACGGAATTGACTATGTTAATTTCAATGGCATTTACACATATATTCGAATTATATATACTCCCGGAATAAAGCCCGGCGAAAGCACAAACGACAATCCTAGTTACTACGGATCACTTGACAAAGCCCTGTATAGAAGTTAAACTAGTAGTGTGAACGAAATTCAAGACGCACTCCTAGCATTATTACCTTCGAAACGAAAAACCACGCCCAGTGGGTGGACAAGTTTTGATGCTGTCTGCTGTCATCATACTGGTAGCAGTCGCGATACTAGAAAGCGTGGCGGCATACTGACCAATCCAGATGGTGGGTTCCAATATCATTGTTTTAACTGCAACTTCAAAGCAGGCTGGAGCCCTGGAAAACTATTAAGTAAAAATACCAAGAGCTTATTCAATTGGGTAGGCATGACTGACGCTGATGTTGGTAAATTGAATTTAATAGCACTCAAGGTCAAAGATGACCAACCAGTCTTTAAGAAGCCTTTGAACTTTACGCTCGCAGAAAAAGAATTACCTGATGGCACAATGACTGTTATGGAATGGATCAATACAGGATATCTTCCAGACGTGGCGGAAGACATTGGCAAGATTGTAGAATACATCATAGGCAGGGGAATGGATTTAGACTGGTACAACTGGATGTGGTCACCAGTACCTGGATATAGTGACCGAGTATTAATTCCGTTTTATCATGAAGGCAAAATTGTTGGCTACACTGGACGTAAGATTACAGAAGGTAAACCAAAATATTTGACTGACGCACAGCCAGGTTATGTGTTCAATCTAGATGCACAAACTAATGATAGGCAGTATACTATTGTAGTAGAAGGACAGTTTGATGCTATCGCCATTGACGGTTGTGCAATCATGCATAATGAACCTAACGACACACAGGTCATGCGCCTAAACGCATTGGGACATGAAAAGATTGTTGTACCTGATAGAGATCGTCCAGGTGCAAAGATGATTAAGACTGCCATTGAACAAGGATGGAGTGTCAGCTTGCCACCGTGGGAAGATGACATCAAGGACGTGGCAGATGCAGTCAAACGATATGGAAGACTTTATACGCTAGCCACGATCTTGCACTACAAGGTCAGTGGAGAGATAAATTTACATCTACTTAAAAAGAAATTAGAGAATGGCAAAGAATAAACAACCAAAACCCAACTATGATTATGCAATGCAAAAATTGTATATCGAAATGTTTCTAAGTGATGCTGAGACTTTTATCAGATGTCAAAATATTTTTGATCCTGAAAACTTTGACCAACGCTTACAAGAAGCGGCAACATTTATTTCCAAGTATGTAGACGAATATAAGGTCATGCCCGAGGCTAACATCGTCAATGCATCAACACGCAGTGAGTTCGATGCAATACAACTGCCCAAGGAAAACTATGCATGGTTAATGGATGAGTTTGAAAACTTCAGTCGTCACAAAGGACTTGAACGTGCCATTATTAAGAGTGCAGACTATTTGGAAGAAGGCGAATATGGTCCAGTAGAAAAGTTGATCAAGGATGCAATTCAAATCAGTTTGAACAAAGACATGGGTACAGATTACTTTGCTGATCCCCGTGCTCGTTTGAGTAAACTTAAAGACAACAACGGACAGATCAGTACTGGATGGCCCAGCATTGATAAGAAACTGTATGGCGGATTCAACAGAGGCGAGTTGAACATTTTCTGTGCTGGATCTGGTGGTGGTAAGAGTTTGTTCTTAGCCAACATGGGCGTGAACTGGGCACTGGCTGGATTGAACGTGATATATCTCACATTTGAATTGAGTGAAGGTCTAGTGAGTATGCGTTTGGACAGTATGACAACAGGCATTGGTACTAGGGATATTTTCCGAAACATTGATGATGTTGAACTCAAAGTTAAAATGCTGGAAAAACGCAGTGGACACCTACAAGTTAAGTACATGCCTTCAGGTAAAAATTGTAACGATATTAGGGCCTATTTAAAGGAATATCAGGTAAAAACAGGAGTAAAACCAGACGTTTTACTTATAGATTACCTTGATTTAATGATGCCTTTGTCAGTGAAGGTAAGTCCCAGCGATTTGTTTGTTAAGGACAAATATGTATCGGAAGAGATTCGAAACTTAGCAATGGAAACACAATGTATTACAGTCACAGCCAGTCAGTTGAACCGTAGTGCTGTTGAAGAAATTGAGTTTGATCACAGTCATATTTCGGGTGGCTTGAGTAAGATTATGACCGCAGACAATGTGATTGGTATCTTTACCAGCAGGGCTATGAAAGAACGTGGACGTTATCAAATCCAGTTTATGAAAACTCGTAGCAGTTCAGGTGTGGGACAGAAGTGTGATTTGGAATTTAATCTGGATACCCTACGCATTACTGACATTGATGAAGATGAAGGGCAGGCCAGTTTTAATCAACAACGTACAAGTGGCAATACCAACAGTGTCATGGACACGCTCAAACGCACCAGTGTAGTGTCAACCAGCACAATAGACAAGTGGGAAAAGCCGCAGGCCAAGCCTGGATTTGATTTTACCAAGCCACAGAA